GCCACTCGCTGCAGAGAATCCTGTGGCCAAGCGCTGATGTCACGCAAGAGAACACCCACACGGGTATTATCCGAGTGAAAGTTGGCGCGTTAGTGAGCGTGGAGAACCCTAACCTAGTTCTCGCACAACGCTTGGGCCTGCTTAACCCTGCCTCAATTGCTTGGGACGCTGTTCCTTGGTCCTTCGTGGTTGATTGGTGGGGTAACGTAGGCAACGTGATAGCTTCTCTAACCGACCTATCCGGGTTCGGTCTAAAGGAAGCCTACACGAGCACGAAGATAGTCGACGTGTGCCGCTCCTACTCGGTCAGTAGGGCTGGACCTTCATTCCCTTGGGTAGGGTCTGAAGTTTACAGCACCGGACAGACGTTCTATCGGGAACTTGGCGTTCCCGGAGTTGCGCTCCTGTTTCGGAAACCCTGGTCTACCTCTGTCACTCGAGCACTCACTGCGAGTTCCTTGTTGATACAGAAGGGTGTCAACCCTAATATCATCCACAAGAAATGAGTATAGTGCACAAAGTGGTTTGGGAGATCGTTTTGCGCCTAGGCGCTAACCTCTGGTTCGAACTTCGAGCCCAAAAGAAAGCCATCCATGGCAGGCCTCACCTCCCTCAACGTCCTGAAGAACGACGGAACTACCACCGTTACGTTCACCGGGCAAGTGCCCTCCTCGGGCGACGGTACTCCGGCAGTGTGGCAGAACATCGCCGTCGGCACCGCCCAGACCCACCGCCCTGAACTCCGCATGAGTGCGAAGAACAGTGGCGACGGTTCGAAGCGTGTCGTTCGGTTGACGTTCCAGTATCCGACGATCGCCACCAATTCGACGACGGGCTTGACGTCCGTTGTCTACAAAGGTGGCTTCAGCACCGAGCTGTACTTCCCGAAGGATCAGCCGGTGTCGGATACCAACGAGCTGGTTGCGCAGTTCTGCAACCTCATGGGCCATGCGTCCATGAAGACCTACCTCCAGTCCGGCTTCGCGCCGACCTGAAAACTGGTCTTCTGACCTAACCCTGAAAGAAGCTCATGTCACACGTTACACCCGAGGTGAACGAAGTAGTCCTATCCTACATGGAAGGACTAGACTGCGCCAAGTCCCTGGCCGTCGCCATCATGTGGCGTCACCAGGACTTCGCGGGGGTCGTCAGTTGTAAGACTGACCCTCGCGACTATCTCGACTCCGATTCCTATCTTCGAGCCGTGGCGGCTACGGACTTGCTCCGAAAGTGCCGCGGACTCTTGACGGAGGACGATCTCGAGAAGCGCACACTAGAAAAGTGGCGGTGGGCCGAAGCAGAGTGCTATCGATCGAACGAAAGACTTGAGAAGTACATCGACGCCTGTTATGGCGACGTGGAACCTCACGTGCTTGCCGTTTTGCGGCGTGCGCGGAAATATGTCTTCCAGATGATCGGGATGCCTCCTGACGACCTCGACGGTCGATTCGGCCCTGGTACTGCAGTCGGACTCAGGTCGGGACATACAACTATCCCTGACAAACTCTCAGCTTCACCGACACTCACCCACAACGCTTGGTGGCACCTGTTCCATTGGTCATGGAATGGGTGGGCCAGAGCTGTGTGTTCAGTCGGAGTCAAGCCTGTCTTTGTGCGCGGAAACGAGTACTTCACCGTCCCCAAAGACTCCTCGAGCCTCCGGGCTTGTGGTAAAGAGGCGTTGATCAACGGTTACTACCAGCTCGCTTGCGGAACTGCCTTGCGGCGGAACTACAAGCGGCGCTATGGGGTTGACCTTGACTACCTGCAACAGCACCATCGCGAGATGGCCTGTCGCGGGTCGCGTGACGACTCGATTGTCACGATCGACATGACTTCGGCTAGCGACACCGTTTGCATCAACTTGGTGAAATTGATGCTGCCCAACGATTGGTACGAACTTTTATCCAGCCTGCGCTCGCCTTTCACTCTTGTGGAGGGAAAGTGGATTCGGCTGGAGAAGTTCTCCTCGATGGGTAATGGTTTCACGTTCGAGCTCATGACCATCATCCTCCACGCCCTATGCCTAGCGGCATGTGACGGCTTGGATGTTGGTGGTCGTGACCTTTGCGCCCGACAGGACGTATCGGTTTTCGGTGACGACATAATCGTCCCGAGGGAGAAAGCTCAAGACGTACTCTCTCTTCTACGCTTCGTTGGATTCACACCCAACTTGAAGAAGACCTTTCTCCAAGGTCATTTTAGAGAGAGCTGTGGTGGGGACTTCTTTGATGGCGCGGACGTCCGTCCGTTCCTCTTGGAAGAGCTGCCAACAGAACCAGCGCACTTCATAGCCCTCGCGAACGGGATTTATCGCGTCCAGCGCAAGCTGGGCACGACGGGTCTCG